GGATACCGCTGCGCTGCAACAGGCCGCGCAGGTTCTGGCCAGCGCCAGACCCGTTCAGCAACTGCTGCTCCTCGACCATGGCGAGCCGGTACAGGCCCCGCTGGTTGATCTCGGAGATGAGGAACGGAAGGTCCTCCACCATCTCGTCGGAGGTGTCGAACCAGCCCGCGATCTTGCGGAGGGCGTCGGTCACCTGCGTGGGGTCACCCTGGTGGAACTGGGGCTTCTGCGCACCCTCAGCCACCATGCCCAGGTCACCCTCAAGCGCACCCTCCAAGAAGTAGGTCACGGCGTTGCCCGCGAGGGTGCCGCTTCCCAGGAGGTCCGCGACCACCGGGCGGGGACGGTACCCCGGCACGATGTTGCGGTCGTACTCGACCAGGAACGGGGACAGCCCCGCTCCGGTGGTGACCTGCGGGTCCGTAGCTGCCTTGACGAACGGCGGGGCCGACACGGTTGCACCGCTGACGGTCTTGAGCCGGGAGAACCCCGCCTCACCCACCGCCTTGGCAAAGTGCTCACCGAGGGTCATGCCCTTGGTGCTCGGGCCGCTGGGCTCGTCGGGGTCGTTGTCCGTGCTGTCCAGCGACAGCACCGACTTGACCAGGTTCTCTCCCTCGATCTGCTTGTCCAGGGTGTCCACGGTGTCCATGTGGGACTTGACCGACGCCTGCTCGTCGTCGGTCAGGTTGCGCTGCTCCTTGCGGGCCTGGTCCACGATTTCGCGGGCGGCCTTGAGGGCAGCAGCGCGCTGGGCCTTGAGGTCCATGGCGTTACTCCTTGTCTCGTAGGTTGATGAGCGCCGCCCAGGTATCGACGGGCACGCCACGGTTGGGCTCCTCGGCCTTGGCCCCGTGCTGGGGCTCCTCGGCCTTGGCCGGTGCGTCCGTGCTGGCCTGCTCCTGGTGCTGCTTCGTCTCGTCGTCACCGCTGGCGTCACTGCCACCGATGGACGCGAGCACGTCCTTGATCTGCTTCGCGCTGGCCTGTAGGGCCGACAGCGCATCGCGCAGGGTCGATTCGTTCTTGGCCGACAACGTGCGGCCCGCCTTGGCGTCGGCGGTCAGCGCCTCGATGCGGCGCTTGACCCCCAGCAGTTCGGTGTCGGGGTTGGCACCCACCGGGGTGGGACCGACCTCGTACAGCTTGAGGCGGCGCAGTTCGTAGTAGGACTCGCCGTCCTTCTCCACCGGCCCGCCGTCCAGCACGTCGTAGGCGAAGGAGAACTCCCGCACCCGCCGCCCCTTGAGCAGCCGGTAGGCCTGCTTCGCCTTGGGGCTGGCCCCCTCGTCCATGTCGATCTGCGCCAGGACTTCCAGACCCTTGTCCGTCTCCTGGGCGTCGAGCACCCAGCCGATGTTGAAGTCGGGGTCAGCCATCTGGTGCGACCAGTAGACGGGGATGTTGTCGCCGCTGGCCTTCCAGTCGGCCAGGGTGTCCGCGAACGCACCCGGCTGCACCACGTCGCCGTAGGAGTCCTTGTTGCCGAACACCGACACCAGGGCGCGGAACTGACCTTCTGCCAGACCGTCCTCGGTACCTGCGGCCTTGATCTGCGCGGGGGCGGACTTGTGCATAGCGGTGCCCTCCTTGGGCGTAGGGGGGTGCGCGGTTGGGTTGCTGTGCGCCTCTGTGCGGCGCGCGGGGGTTGGGTGGGGGTAGTTGCGCCACCCGGGTGCTGCGCGAGGCTGTGGGGCACCCTGGGCGGGTTACGGGCGCGGCCAGGGCGGCAGCGGCCTGGTGCCGGTGCCGTCCCAAGGAGCCACCCAGCCCGTACCGGCCAGGTGGGTCACCAGGTCACCGATGCCGGGAAGGTCCACGGCCACGTCGATGCGCCCCTGGTACTTGTCCCACGCCATGCAGGTGATCGGCACGACCGACCCCACCGGGATGAGCGTGGCTAGGTGGTCGCGGGCCTCGACACCACCCGGCTGGGCCAACTCCCGGGCGTTGCAACCCCACAGCCGCAGACCTAGCCCCGCCTTGCTGGTGCCGTGGTTCCAGATGCCGAGCCCCTGGTCCACCCAGCCGTACAGGGTGTCCCCGTCGTGCACCTCGCGCACCAGTGCGGCCAGTTGCCAGGTGGGTGTCATGGGACGTTGATCTGCACCGTGCAGTTGCACCCGGAGTCGTCCGGCTCCACGTTGCCGCTACCCGGCCAGCGCATCCCGTTGCTGAACAGGTCGTCAATGCCCACCGTCTCCCCGTCCATGTCCGCGTGGGACTTGCGGGGGTTGGGGCCGGTCACCCACGTCTTTGTCGGGGACAGGTCGTAGGTGCGCGCTAGCTGCTGCCCAGCCTCGTGGGTGGCGAACCCCGCCACGAAGGTGGCCACCTGACCAGCCACGCCCTTGCTGCGCTGCGCCACCCGCTCAGGTGCGTACACGTTCGCGGGGTCGCCGTCGTCGGCTGCGACCTCGGCGTCTAGCTGCGCCTTGGTGGTGGTGTTGATGTTGCTGGCGTACTGCGCAGCAGCGGCCTGCAAGAAGTGCACGGTCACGGCTTCGTCGTAGTCGTCCGCGCTGTACCCCAGCGCAGTGGCCTCGGCCTTGCCCAGGTCGGTGGCTACGGACTGGGCCACCGCGTGCAGGTCGGCAGCGAGTTCCCGGTCCCAGCGGTCTGCGTCCCACCAGTCGCCCTCCCCTACCTTGCCCAGCACCGCGCTGCCCTGTCGGGTCAGGTAGCGGTGCAGCACCTCCGCGATCTTTGCGGCCTGCCGTTCTGTGGCGCGGGTCTTGAGGAGGAACAGGTTGCCCGCCTTGGTGCCGACCTCGCGCCCCTTGGGGGGTGCGCTGTCGGTGGGGCTGGCCTGGCCACCCACCAGCACGTTGAGCGGCGTCACCAGTTCGTCGCCGCCGTCGATAGCGGGCATGTTGCGCAGCGCGCGGGCCTCGTTCGCGGTCATCCACGCGCGACCGACCGCCGATTGCAGCGCAGCCGTCTGCTCCTCGAACGACCCCTGCAACTTCTCGTCAATGTTGAACTCGACGTAGAGGTCCGCGCGGTCGTCCAGCCGGGGCACCAGGAACGTGTTCAGCCGGTCCTCGATCATGGCCATGGTGGGGCCGAGGGTGTCGCCGTACAGCATGCGCCGGAACTCGCGCACGTTGCTGTAGTTGGCGTTGTCCAGCAGCCCGATCATGGTCGGGTTGATGTGGTAGACGCTGGCCACGGTGTTCAGCGCCAGCCGCGCGCCCTCGATGAACTCCATTTCGTGCGCCGAGAAGTCCACGCGGCTCAGCGTCATGCCGTCCTCTAGCAGCGGTGTACCACCCACCCGGCTGCCGGTGCCGGTGAACTGGGAGTCCCAGTCGGCCTTGAACTGCTGACGCGCAGGGTCGCTCCACTCGGGTGCGTCCTTGGGGCGCGACAGCACCGCCCCCACCTTGCCGCCGCGCTGCCACACGGCTTCGCGGTAGCGGGACGCCTGCACCTGCTCGGCCAGGATTTCGCGCAGCGCGTGCACGGGGCTGCTACCCGCGTGCAGGGCTGCGGGGTGCCACCCGTGGAAGGCAAGCACTTGGTTGGCCGGGATGACCGCAGCCTCGCCCCGGTCGTTGCGCTTGACCAGGTACTCAGCCGGACCCATGGCGTCACCCCCGCGCGGGGTGACCCAGTTCACCGGCAGGCGCACGATGCGGTTCGTGGGCGCGTCGCTCAGCAACCAGTAGGCCACGTCGTACAGCGCGAGGTCGGCCACCAGGCCGTAGATCAGCTCGTAGGCGGTGGTGGTGGTGTTGGGGCGCGCGAGCACAGCGGCCACGCCGTCCCGCACCCGCTTGCGGTCGTCATCGCTGACCCGCACGAACGCCTGTAGCCCTAGCTGCGCGATGTTGCGGGCCAGGAAGGTCACCACCGTGCGCAGGTAGGGCTGCGTGCGCCACATGTCACCCGGGGACAGGCCGAGGATGCGCTCGTAGTCCTCGGTGCTCAGCTTCCATGCGCCGTAGAAGTCGGCGGTGACGGGAGCGTAGGTGCCCTCGGTAGAGGTCTCCTTGCGGAAGCGGTCGAACAGACCCATCACAGCACCTCCAATCTGCGGCTCTCGTATGCGCTGACGCGGCGCGGTGCGGGTAGGGCGTTGGTCAAGCACCACAGGGCACCCGTCACGGCGACCAGCGGGCTGGCGTTGCTGCGCTTGCGGTCCCACAGCCAGGCGTCACCGGCTGGTCGGGTGCTCGCGGTCGCTGCGGCCAGGTTCAGGACCGGCTGGTTGCGGTGGCGCAGCGCGGTCCTCGCTTCGCCCTCGCCTATGGCTGCGCGCACCCGGTCGTAGAACGCCCCGCACGCCACACCCAGGGCGGGACCGCCCCATTCCACGACCTTGACCCCCGCGTCGTTGAGCGCAGCCAGCAGGCTGCTGGCCGGTGCGCCCTTGGCTTGCAGGGCTACGGGTGCAGCGCGTAGGTCCGCGCTGCGCTCCCCACTGGTCAACCAGTCGGCCACCCAGTCCGTACCTGCACGGCTGGCGATGACCTCTACGTGCGCCAGGCCGTCGCTGCGGGTCGTAGCCAGCCCCACGTAGGTGGTGGCGCGGTCCCACGTCACGTCCACGCACAGCGCCACCTGCGCCCCAGGTGCACGCTGGCTGTCCGGGTCCGCACATGCCTCCCAGGCACCTGCAGGGAACGGACCTTCCAGCGTGCCCTCACTCCATTGGCACAGCACCTCGGTGCGGAATATCCACTCCGGGTCGGTGCGACACGCGCTGGCTATCGTGCGCTCGTTGATCGTGTAGCCGAGGCTGGGGTTGGCCATGGCCCACCCGTTGCGGTCCTGCACGCTGCACCCGGGTGGGGCGCTCCACTCAAACACCGCCAGGGTGTCGTCGTCGTCCGGCAGTAGGTCGTCCTCGTCGTCCGGCAACGACACCGGGACGGCTTCACCAGCCTCGCGCAGGTTGTCCGGGTCACCCAGTGGTTCGTGCGCCAGCTTGCGCAGGTAGCGCAGCACCACGCTGGTGGCGTCCCCTGCGTTCGACAGCGCGAGGATGAGCGCCTGGTCGCGGGCCATGGTGGTCTTGGTGATCGCACCCCACGCGTCCCAGGTCTGGTGCTCGCGCAACTCGTCCAGCAGCACCACGTCACCGGACAGCCCACGACCAGCGCGCCGGTTCGCTGCCTTCACCTTGTACCGCTCGCCGGTCTTGAGGTTCAGCGACTTCTTGCCGTTGACCATCACCACGCGGTCCAGCAGGTCGTGCAGTTCCGGGCGCAGCGGCATGTCGTCCGCGCCCGTCTCTAGCACCAGGTCCACCGCGCCCTGCCAGACCTCCTCGGCGGTGTCCAAGTCCTGCGCCGTACCCAGCACCAGCGCGGTGCCGTACACGTACATGAACCACAGCGCCAGCACTTGGGAGAGCGTGGACTTCCCGTTCTGGCGGGCCATGAGCACCACCACGGTGCGGAAGCGCAGCGTCCCGTCCGGTAGCAGTTCCAGCATGTGCAGCAGCAACCATCGCTGCCAGGGCAGCAGGGTGATGCCCAGCACGTCGGTGGCGAACGCGATGACGCTGTGACCGAGCGTGGCGTCCGGTTGGGACAGGTCGCGCAGCGGTGGGGTGTAGATGCGCGGCTCTGTGACCCCGGTGAGCATCAGCCCGTGCTGCGGTTGGCGTGGATCGCGCGCAGTTCGGCCAGGCGGTTGCCCTTGGCCTGGCTAGCGGCCACACCGGCTGCCTGGCGGCTAGCTGGGGTGGCCAGCATCTCGCGCAGGACGTTGAGCATGTGCGGGACCAGGTAGAGCGCCTTGGTTGCTTCCAGCCCGTTACCGCTGGCCACCGCCGCGTCCACCCGGTCCGCGATGGTGCGCCCCGCCTCAATCAGCGCGGTGTCCACCTCGGTGGTGTGCTGGCTGGTTGCTGCGCTGGCGTCGAAGGCGTTGCGCAGCGCGTGGTCGTTGGCATTCGGGTCGGCCAGCACCTTGTCCCGGCGCTCGCTGATCTTGAGCACCCGGTCCACTGCGTCCAGGTCACCCTGCTGCGCCTTGGGCCACACGGCCATGTGCAGCCGGTCGAGCCGGTCCACTTCCAGCGCCTGCTGCACCTGCACGTCCACGGTGCCCAGGGCCACGTCAAACCAGGCCCTAGCTGTATCCGGGGTGAGGTTCAGCGCCTGGCTGATCGCGTCGAAGGACGCGCCACCACGGCGCAGACCCAGCACCCGCTGGGCTACCTCCGGGTCGTACCCCTGCGGCAGCTTGCGCTTGTCGCTCACTTCGCCGCCGCCAGGAACTCGCCGCGTAGCGTGGCGTTCTCGCGCATGGCTCCGCGCACGTCGTAGGTGCGCATCCGTCCACCCGCGCGAGCCCCGCGCAGGGTCATGCAGGTGTGCACACCGTCGATGAGCACACCCACCCCGAGCGGGTCCACGTACTGCACCAGGGCGTCCGCGATCTGCGCCGTCAGACGCTCCTGCACCTGCGGTCGCGCTGCGTAGTGCGCCACGGTGCGGGGCAGCTTGGAGAGCCCCACCACGCGCCCAGCGCGCGGCACGTAGGACACCCACGCCGTGCCGGTGAAGGGCAGTAGGTGGTGCTCGCACAGCGACACGAACGGCACCGGCCCTACAGTCACCGGGGTGCCCGGGTGCTGCACGTCGGAGAACACCACGGCTAGGTCGTGCTCGGGGTCGTTGGGCCTGCTAGCCATTTCCAGGTAGGCCTTGACCACGCGCTCGGGGGTGTTGACCAGCCCGGGCCGGTGCGGGTCCTCACCCATGAGGCGCAGCAGGGCTCGCACACCGGCCAGTGCGTGCTGGTAGTCCGGCTCCTCCTCCACGGGGCCGCGTCGGCGCGTGGTGGTGGTGGCTGTGCTCATCGTCCCCGCTCCTCTCCGTACAGCAGCGCGTGCAGACGGGTGGTGGTGTTGTACCCCCGGTCAGCGATGCCCTGGGCGAGCACGCGGTGCCGGTGCAGCAGTTCCCCGGCGTTGACACCCTCCGGCATGATCCAGATGTGCTCGGGAGCGATGTGCTCCATGGTGGCTAGCGCAGCAACGGACCCAAGGTCGGCTGGGGTGCGGCAGACGAACTTGAACGCAGCCGCACCAGCGCGGGCCAGGGTGTTCCACGCCGCCAGCGCCTCGGGCTTGATCCGGCGCTTGTACGGGTCGCGCGTGTTGATCTTGGGGCTCACGGTCGTGTGCTCCACGCGCTGGTCCCACCACCACGGCGGTGCGATGGTCCCGTTCGTCTCCGCGTGCCAGGTCCACTCATCGACCAGCAGCGCGGGCAGGTGCTTGGCGTGCACCAGCGGCTCACCACCGGACAGGCACACGGTGCGCACGCCTATGCGGCGCAGGCGTTCGTGCACCTGCTGCACCGTGGTGGGCGGGCACTCCTTGTCCACGTCGTAGCGGGTGGTGTCCCACGTGTAGGGGGTGTCGCACCACTCGCACCGGAGGTTGCACAGCCCCAGCCGCACGAAGCCGGTACGCAGCCCGGTGTGCGGCCCCTCCCCCTGCCACGTTGGACCGAACACCTCCGACACCGGCAGGGTGACGGGTGGTGTAGCTGCGTCCAGCAGCGGGCTGCCGTTCACGGGGTCCACCACGCCCATGTCTTTGGCGTCTCGCTCACACCCACGGCGACGGAGACCCCCGGGGGAAGGTCCAGCAGCGTGGGAGCAGCGCGCGCTATGGCATACGCCAGGTTCTCGGCGGTGGGGTTGGCGTCCATCCAGTCGTTCAGGTGCCGGTGGTCCAGCACGTCGTCAACCATGGCCTTGATGGGCGCGAGGTCGCCGTAGTCGAACAGGAACCCTTGCGGTAGCAGGGTGTCCCCGGCCAGCGCGATGCGAAGCACGTAGTTGTGCCCGTGCAGCCGCCCGCACTGGTGCCCCTCGGGCATACCCAGCAGCACGTGGCTCGCGGAGAAGGCAAAGTCCTTCTGGATGGTGAAGGTCATGGCGCGGTCCTTCGGCACAGGTAACCGACCACCGTCTCAGGGTGGCCGCTGGGGCTGGGGTGACCCAGCCGGTTGGCATAGAACTGGGGGTCCACGTCGTAGGCCAGGGCGATGCGCTGGTGCACCCGCCAGGGGCGCAGCAGACCCAGCAGCATGACCTCTGAGCGGAAGTGCTTCGTCTCGTTGACACTGTTCGCACGTTTGGCGCGTAGGTCGTCGTTGACGAACTGCACCACCACCAACTCATCGGCGTAGGTGGCCACGTGGCGCGCTAGCTGGCGCACCTTGGCGTCGGAGAGGTAGTGCAGCACGTAGCGCAGGAGCACGCGGTCCACCGGGGGGTCCGGGGTGTAGGTGAGCGCGTCGGCCACCACGTCCGGCTGCTTGCTGGCGTCCACGTCCACGGTCAGCACGTTGTTGAACCACTGCCGCGACAGCCCGTTGGCCCCGCCCAGGTCCAGGGTGAGCCCGTCGCGCGGCACCCCGGACAGCAGTGCAGGCATGGCGTCTGCGTACAGCAGGCGGCTGGTGCGGTCCTGCCAGGTTCCGAAGGCTGTACCGGCGTCGGGGTTCACTGTGCCTCCTGGGCAAGCGGTGCGCGGCACTGGGCGCGGTGTCGAGCCGCGCGGCGCTGCCACATCGGTGGGGCGAACGTCCCGCTGTGCAGCGCGCCGTCCAGGCGGGCCACGGCGGGTGCAAGGTGTGATCCGGTGACCGCCGAATACAGGTGCGTCCCGCTGGTGTCGTGCACACCCTTGGGTACCGGCACCCCGAACCGCACGGTGTCCTCATCGGCTGCGGCGTAGGCCACGCTCATGCCGCGCATCAGCGCAGCGCGCCCTAGCTTGACGGGCTGTCGCCCGGTGCGCACCAAGTCCGTGACCTCGGGGCCGAGCCCCTGGTCCTTGAGCAGCGCCAGGTGCTTGCGCAACCTTGCGCGGTCGCTCACCGGCACGTTGAACATGCGCCGTCCGTCGTAGGCCACCACGGTGCCGAACCGGAACGCCCCGCTGATGTTGCTGGCGTCCGCGCTGTAGGGCCGGATGCTGCGCAGCCCGGTCATGTTGCCCACGCCCAGCGCGTGGATGCCACCGCCCAACTCCTCGGCGCGCACCTGCAAGGCGCGCAGGCGCTTGACCACGACCGTGGGCGGCATGCCCACACCACCACCCACGCACACGTAGCCGCTGTCGCGCACCATGGCGTCGAAGTCGGCCACCGTGCCACCCCGGGTGAACACCGGCAGCACGTTGATGCCCTTGCGGTGCAGCGCGTGGGTGTTGCGTCTGGTGGCCACCGGGTCACCGATCACGTCCAGCGTGACGGCGTGGTCGTACACGTGCGCCCAGGTGGTCAGGAACTCGGCGTATGCGCTCAGTTCGATGCGCTTCCCCACCGACGCGGCGGTGAACGCCCCGGAGTCGATGAGCAACCGCCCGCACGGCATGTTGGCGCGCAGCGCGCCCAGGTCGTCGCGGGCGAAGAAGGCATAGGACACCAGCATGTTGACGGCCACGGGTCAGCGCACCAGGTTCACAACGGCGGCGACCAAGATCGCGCACCAGGCCAGCACAGCAGCCAGGGCGAGCACCCATATGAGGGTCGCGGGCCAGTCGGTGCGGCGGCTCACTGCACACCCGCGCGGGTGAGCAGACCCAGCAGTTTCTCCTGGTCCGTCTCCCCCGGTTGCGCCTGAAACTCCCGGTGGTTCTCCGGGTCTAGCTGCACCTTGACCCAGGGCCACGCGCTGGCGTCGGCCTCGTCCAGGGCGTCCTGTAGGTCGTCCACGCTGTGCGGGCCGTCCTGTAGGGCCAGCAGGGTGGCAAGGTCGTCCGCGTCGTACCCCGTGCCGGTGGTGTCCGGCAGTTCGGACAGCAGTTCGGCCAGGAGGTCGTCGTCGTAGGTGCCCAGGTCGGCGGCGC